GGCGATTGAGGACAACCTGTACGACAGCCTGTCTGCTCGTTACACCAAGGGTCTGGCTCGTGCAATGGCGTACACCAAGCAGGTCAAAGCTGCTGCGGTTATTAATAACGGCTTTAACAGCGCCTACCCCGGCGGTGATGGAGTTTCGTTGTTTAACACAGCACACCCGCTAGTCTCTGGTGGCACGAACAGCAACACGCCTTCCACGGCTGCGGACTTGAATGAAACTTCGTTGGAAAACGCGGTCATTCAAATCGCTGCATGGACGGACGAGCGCGGCCTGCTAATCGCAGCAAAGCCACGTAAGCTGATCATTCCTCCATCACTGATGTTCGTTGCTACCCGTCTGTTGGAAACCAGCCTGCGTGTTGGCACAACCGACAACGACATCAACGCTCTGAAGAACAACGGCGCAATCCCCGAGGGTTACACCGTTAACCACTTCTTGACCGACACGAACGGCTGGTATTTGACTACCGATGTTCCAAACGGCCTGAAGCACTTTGAGCGTACGCCATTGACGAACTCAATGGACGGTGATTTCGATACCGGTAACGTACGTTACAAGGCACGTGAGCGGTATTCGTTCGGATTTTCTGACCCGCTCGGAGTCTACGGTTCGCCCGGTTCTAGCTGATAAATCAAGCACTTAGCTCGATTGGAAGGCCCCGCAAGGGGCCTTTTTCTTTTTTGTTTAACATTACCTGTGTCGTAACACATCGCGTTTTGTTACCTGTTACTAAGTCTTAAAGCCGCTTGCATTCCACAAACCAACGTGATATAAATGCACATACCTAGACCACCCGACTTGCTGACTGACTAGGCAGACTTCCCTCAAGAGACAGCAAGTTTTGATTTGAGGATATATTATGGGTTTCGCTTCCCACCTTGGCCCTTGGCTGCTTGGCACTAACAAGTACACCACCGGCACGACCGCTGGCACGATCCAGAACATGGGCGCTACGCAAGTTTGCCAGACTGGAACCATGACGGTTAGCACCACGACGGCTACCACAATTGCGGTAATCCCGGCTGGTGCGCAGATCACCAACATCTTCTGTGATATCACCACGGCGTTCTCTGGAACCACGGGTAATACGATCACGATTCAAACGGCTGGCGGCACCGCGCTAGCTACGGTTGGTAGTGCTACTACGACTTCTTTGGCTACTGGTCGCGCAACGACCACGTTGTCGGGCACCAACATGGCTACGATCCTGAACGTCGGTTCTACCGATCTGGTGCTTCAGGTTATCTACGCTTGTGCAGGTACGGCTAGTGGCGGAGCAGCACAAATCACTGTGCAGTACATCGTTAAAGGTTCTGACGGCGTAATGTACCCAACTAGCACGCAAAACTAAGGGGCTGATATGCGCCCGATTGTTTACACGATTACCGGCGGGGCTGGTACGCAGGTTGCATCGCAGGTGTGCCCCATTGACTACTACATTTCTCCGGCAAACATTGCCCTGAGTGTAGTGGTCACGGGGTCTATTACATATACGGTGCAATACACGTTTGACGATGTGTTTGCTGCGGGATACGCTCCTGCTAGTGGCAATTGGACTGATCACCCCACGTTGGGGACGCAGACAACTACGAAAGATTCCAACATCTCGTATCCAGTTCGGGGGATTAGGATTATTTCCCCCGCATCCCCATCGTCTTCTGGCACTGCAAGATTGACCATCATCCAAGGTGGTGGAGGTGGATTAGCATGATTGCTAACAGTATTGACGGTTCTAACTCAACGCTTGACCTGCTGTCTACGCTGCTTGCTGACCCGACTGTTTATGCTGATAAGCTCAAGGCGCTGACCGAAGCCACTGCTGAAAACAAAAAGTATGTGGAGTTGGTTGGCCCCGCCTCTGAGATTGTGGCTATTCGGACACAGGCAGATGCAGACCGCGCAGCAGCAGCGCAAGCTGTAGCAGATGCAAAAGTAGAAGCTGACAGTATTGTTGGCGGCGCTCATGCAGATGCTGCGGCCATTCTTGCAGACGCACAAGGTCAAGCCGATACGCTGGTAGCACAAGCTAAAGCTCAGAAAGACCAATCTACTGCGGTGTTGTCGCAAGCCGAAATTTCATTGGCCGATGTTAAGCGGGCAGAGTCAGAAGCCAAAGCAGCAACTGCTGCGGCTAACGCACAAGCTCAAAGTTTGGCAACGGCGCAGGCGGCAACAGAGGCGTTACAGGAAGAAGTAGCAGGTATCAAAGCAGCACTATTGGCAAAGACAAAAGCCTTCGTTGAAGGGTTGTAATGTCAGTTGTCCTGCTCACAGAACCTTTCTCTGGGGGCACGGGTTCGGGCACAGTAACTTCAGTTAATGTCTCTGGGGGTACTACCGGGCTAACCACATCCGGAGGTCCGATAACGACCTCTGGAACGATTACGCTTGCTGGCATACTTGCCGTTGCAAATGGTGGTACTGGCACGGCCACACCGGGATTAGTAGCAGGAACAAACGTCACAATTACTGGGACGTGGCCTAATCAGACCATCAATGCTTCTGGTGGTCCAATCCTTGAATCTCAAATTATTATTAGCCAGAACTACACGTTAACTAGCAACACAAACGGTTTGAGCATTAGTCCAGTTACGGTCGCTACGGGTTATGCAGTGACAGTACCAACTGGGCAAGTCTGGTTAATTTGGAGTACCTAGATGGCAAATATTAAAGTTCAGGGTAACGCAAGCGGAGCGGGTACGCAAACGATACAGTCTGCGGCAACCTCGGGTACGCCGGTTGTTACTTTACCAGACGCAACTGGAACTCTGCTTATTAGCGGTGGTGACTTAGGAACGCCTTCAGCAATTGTGCTGACAAACGGCACTGGGCTGCCGCTTACTACTGGTGTGACAGGCACTCTGGCTGTGGCCAACGGTGGCACCGGGGTTACAACGTCCTCTGGCGCAAGTTCGGTGGTTTTGCGTGATGCTAACGGCAACATCTCTACTAACGCCACGTTCAACGGGTTCACAAGCGTTGCTGCGTCGGGCACTACGATTACGCTGACCGCAGCATCAACCCCTGTTTACAGCATTACGGGTTCTGGCGGACAGGTCATACAATTACCCAATGCAACGACACTGTCAAACGGCGCAATCTTTTCGTTTAACAACAACCAATCCAGCGGCGCAATTACCGTAAATAATTCTTCGGCTACGCTGGTTGTTTCTGTTCCGTCTGGCGCGTATGTAACAGTTGTTTTGTTATCTAACGCGACTTCTGCGGGAACATGGGACAGGCACGACCAAACACCATCAAATACGTCTTGGTCAACGAACACGCTTGATTATCCCGGTTCAATCACTAGTGCAACATGGAACGGCGCAACCGTAACGGTAAGCAGAGGTGGAACCGGGGCAACAACCTTGACGGGTGTCTTGAAAGGTAATGGAACTAGCGCATTCACCGCTGCTGTTGCCGGAACAGATTACCAAGCGCCAATTACGCTGACTACAACCGGAACTTCTGGTGCGGCTACGTTTGCAGGAAACACGCTTAATATCCCCCAGTATTCAGGTGGTGGAGGGAGTCCGGGCGGCAGCACAACTCAAGTTCAATACAACAGTTCCGGTTCATTTGCTGGCTCTGCAAACCTGACATTTGATGGAACTACGCTGACTGCGGCGGGTTTTTCTGGTCCTCATAACGGTACGGTTGGGGCAACCACTGCTAGCACTGGTGCATTTACCACTCTGTCTGCAAGTTCAACAGTTAGCGGTACTGGGTTTAGCACTTACCTAGCAAGCCCTCCTGCGATTGGCGGAACAGCAGCAGCGGCGGGTACGTTTACAACCGGAACCTTTAATACATCAACTGTACACAAAGGTGCGACTAGCGGAACGGTTACGATTTCCGCTCCAACCGTAGCGGGTACACAGAGTTACACACTTCCAACGGCACTTCCTGCTGTTAGTGGTTACGCACTAACCAGTACAACTGGCGGGGTTATGTCATGGGCTGCATCTGGTAGTGGAACTCCCGGCGGCTCAAACACACAGATTCAGTTTAATAACTCTAGTGCGTTTGGTGGATCTGCGAATCTGACGTGGGACGGTACAAATGTCCAACTTGGTGCTACTGGCGCTTTGCGGTTTGCTGACACTGACAGCAGCAATTATGTAGCGTTCAAATCACCCGGAGTTGTGTCTGCAAACGTCACATGGACGTTGCCAGCAACAGATGGTTCTGCTAGTCAAGTTTTGTCTACAAATGGCTCTGGCACGCTCTCATGGGCGTCTTCTGGGGCTGCAACGGTAGCCAGCGGCTGTATCTATCTGAACAGCTTGACGATTTCAGCTAACTACACGATTGCTGCAAGCCAAGGGGCGCACAGTGTTGGACCGATTACTGTGTCTTCTGGTGTTACCTTGACGGTCAGCAGTGGCTCACGCTACGTCATCGCATAAGGACGAATAATGGCAACTACGATCAACGCATCAACGTCCGCTGGGCTGGTATCGACTGCCGATACTAGCGGTGTGTTGCAACTGCAAGCGGCGAATACTACGGTTCTGAATGCGGAACTTGGCAAGGCACTGGCTCTTCAGGGCGCATCGTCTACAACTGGATGCGGTATTGCTTTTCCGGCTACTCAGGTAACGTCTACGGATGCCAACACATTAGATGATTATGAGGAAGGAACTGCCACAATAACATTGACTGCGACATCTGGCACTATTGCAATGCTCGGTGGGTTTGACACCATTCGCTATACAAAAGTGGGTAGATTGGTAACAATATCTGGGCGATTGTACGTAAATAGTGTCTCTTCACCAACTGGCGCTTTAACGTTAAATGGTTTGCCTTTTGCTTGTGGGAACGCCGCCGCTGCTGAATCAAGTTTTTCCATTTACGCATCTGGATTTGCGGCAACGGCAACAACTGCAATACAAGCAATTGTAATTTCAGCAGTCACAACAATTGCAATACGTAAATTTACCGCCGGATCAGCCGTCGATACTCTCGCTGCTGATACACAGTCCGGATCTCAATTTTACATTAACGGAACTTATTCGGTTTAATTAACTACACCGGATTAGTGTAGTCAGACACAAGGAATTATCATGCTTACTAAAGAAGTCAAGATTGACCAGATCACAGTCACCGAGAACGGCATCGTTCTTTACCGTGAAGCAACGCGCATTCTTGAGGATGGGGTTGAACTGAGCAAGACGTATCACCGCTCAAGCCTGACTCCGGGTCAGGATTTGGCCGGTGTACCGGAGAATGTTGTGGCTATTTGCAATGCGGCATGGACTGCTGACGTTGTTGCGGCTTATCAAGCACAGGTGAAGTAATGGCTATTACGCTAGACGGGACCGCTGGGATAACGACTCCTCCAGTCACGGTAACGAACGTTGTTGGGGTCGGTGGCGCTACTCCTGCGGCAAGCGGTGCTGGCATTACGTTCCCTGCTACTCAGTCCGCATCGTCTGACGCAAATACGCTAGATGATTACAAAGAAGCAACATGGACTCCAACTGATGCTAGTGGTGCTGGATTATCGTTTACTGTAACCACCGCAAATTATACAAAAATAGGTCGGGTTGTTATAGCCCATTGCCAATTAAGTTATCCAACTACAGTATCTTCCGCCGCTGCTGTAATTGGAGGTCTTCCATTTACTGCTGCAATATTTAGCCCGGCGGCAGTAAGCGGGTCATCTGGTACTGCGATTATATTGAGAACTGTAAGTGGGTCTACAACCGCTGCCGTTCTTAACGCGGCTACAAACGCGGCAATAACAAACGCGCAATTGTCAACATTTTTTATTATTTGCACACTTGTGTATACCGTATAAAAACAATGTTCTCAATTAAAGGCTAAATAAATGGCATCACTCGTCTTATCTGGTGATACGTCGGGCACGGTCACCCTAGCGGCTCCGGCGGTTGCTGGCACTCAGTCCTATACTTTGCCCACGGCGGTCCCTGCTGCAAACGGTTACGCGCTAACCAGCACGACTGGCGGCACGATGAGTTGGGGTCAAGTTTCGCTTGCTACTGGCGTGACTGGAAACTTGCCTGTTGCCAATTTAAACAGCGGTACTTCTGCATCAAGTTCAACATATTGGCGCGGTGACGGTACTTGGGCTTCTGTGAGTGCGTCTCCCGGTGGATCAACAACGCAGTTCCAATACAACAATGCGGGTTCTTTTGCTGGTGCGTCTAATTTGACGTTTGCTACCAATGGTCCTGTTGTAACAAGTTTAGGTGTTGGTTCTACAACTCCTTCTGCATCAGGCGCTGGAATTGCGTTTCCCGCAACTCAATCGGCATCATCAGACGCTAATACGCTAGACGATTACGAAGAAGGGACTTGGACTCCAACTATAACCCCCGGCTCTAGCGGTTCTTTTACAACCATCACGGTTACAGGAGAATATACAAAAATTGGTCGGCAAGTAACTGCAATTTTGTATGTAAGCGTTGTTAATAATGGGACGGCAGCGGGTAGCTGGAACGTATCGGCTTTGCCATTTTTGCCCAACTCAAACAATACTTATATTTTCGGCACTGGGTCAAATCAAAATACAAATACCGCCGTTATCTTCCAAGTATACACTCCCGGACCAAACATAACTGTCTCACCGGGAACCGGAACAACTTTATGTGCAACAGGGACAAAAGTTGGCGTAACAATCACTTACAATGTTTAAATAGGTTTTATAATGTCACTCAGTAAGTTAACCGTTGTAGACCAAATCACTGTCACCGAAAACGGCATCGTTCTCTACCGCGAAGCAACGCGCATCCTTGAGGACGGCGTGGAACTAAGCAAGACCTACCATCGTTCAAGCCTAACTCCCGGTCAAGACACCAGCGCAGTACCAGCAAACGTACAGGCTATCTGTAACGCAGCGTGGACACCGGAAGTTGTAGCAGCATTCCAAGCGGCTCAACTAGCTAACCCCTAGTTGCACTACAGTCTAGCAACGTATAAACTACGCAATATCATGGCTAAATCTCCTGCATGGCAAAGAGCAGAAGGGAAGGACCCCAAGGGGGGCCTGAACGCAAAGGGACGCGCGTCCGCGAAATCACAAGGGATGAACTTAAAGCCCCCCGCCCCGAAACCAAAAACGACCGCAGACGCCGGGAGAAAGAAGAGCTTTTGTGCGCGAATGAGCGGCATGAAATCGAAACTTACTTCCTCCAAAACAGCCAACGACCCCGACTCCCGGATTAACAAAAGCCTTCGGGCATGGAAGTGCTAGCATGAAAAAAGTCAAACGTTACAAACAAGGCGACGTTGTTGACGTAGCTCCAGATGATTCTGGTGGCGGCGGTGGTGGTGGCGGCGGTGTTAGTCAAGGTGGTGGCTATATTGATGCTGGACGGCAAGCGCTAGAAAATGCTGGTGGAATTAACCCGTTCGCTACAATTCGTAGCGGACCAAAATCTGATAGTGGTCCGGCATGGGCAGTACAAAAACCGGAAGACGCTGAGTATGAAGCCAATGCTCTTCGGGACTTGCGGGCAAACAAAGCGTTAAATGGCGGTGTTACTACGGGTATTCTAAGGCCCGGTCTCGCCAAAGGCGGCGCAGTCAAGAAGATGGCTAAAGGTGGCTCTACTACTTCCGCTTCCAAACGTGCAGACGGCTGTGTTCAGCGTGGCAAAACCAAGGGGCGGTTTGTGTGATGGAACATACTATTTGGAACGCAGTTCTTTCGGTAGGCGTTAGTGTTGTTGGGTTCTTCCTCAAGAGCATGTATGACGAGGTAAAACGCCTTCAAGTACTGCTCAACAAAACACGCGAAGAAATTGCTAGAGAGTACGTAACCAAGAATCAATTAGACGCAGACATCAATCGCATCTTTGATCGGCTTGATAGACTCGAAGCCAAGATTGACCGACTGGTAGAAAAACATGCCTAGTTCATCAAAGAAACAACACAATTTCATGGAGGCTGTAGCCCACAGCCCCAGCTTTGCCAAGAAAGTTGGCGTCCCTCAGTCCGTGGGCAAGGACTTTTCAGCGGCTGATAAGGGTCGTAAATTTTCCAAAGGTGGTGACATGAAACGCATGGCTGATGGTGGGATGTCTGAAAAAGACATGAAAGAGAATGAAGAGTATAGAAAAAAACCATACTATAATGGGTACGAAGACTACACCCCGTCGGGGCGCGCTGCATTACGGCACTACAACCAAGAAGCAGAAAAGACCGACATTAAAGACTATGTTAAGCGAAAAGACGGCCCACCCTACAACCCCACTGTCGCAAAGCAAGCACAGGCTATGCAGCGTGAAGTAATGAATGAAGGTCGCCGCGAAACTCGCGGGAAGGTTCCTGCTGCGGCGCTTAAAAAAGGGGGTTCAGTTTCTTCGCGTGCAGACGGCTGCGCACAGCGTGGCAAAACTAAAGGGAAAATTGTATGAAAGAGTCAAAAGCAATGGTTGGTAAAGAAGTGGCCTTCATGAAAAAGAAGGGCGCTCCAGCATCCATGATGAAACATGAAATGGCCGAAGCAAAGGGCATGAAGAAGGGCGGTTCTGCTTCTTCGCGTGCGGACGGTGTTGCCAAGAAAGGCAAGACCAAGGGTAAGCTGCTTAGCAAAGGCGGAGCCTGTTAATCATGAGAGCCAGTCGCGGTATGGGGGACATCAACCCCAAGAAGATGCCCGGACCAAAGGTTAAGGCGCGCCGCGACGACACCGACTTCACGCAGTACAAGAAAGGCGGACCTGTTGGGCTATACGCCAACATCAATGCTAAGCGTAAACGTGGCGCTAAAATGCGCAAGCCCGGAGACCCGGGCGCACCGACAGCACAGGCTTTTATTGACTCTGCGAAAACGGCAAAGAAGCAATGATTAACGAACCAAGCACCGGTTACTGGGACTACTCAAACGAGATTGCTCCGCAATGGGTAGACTACGGCGATCCTGGCGCCCGTCCTGCGCCGGGACCAATAAATGTAGGCGGCACGGGATCTAACCCACCAATTACAGGTACGGGCGGAATGCCCGTTGGTGGCGCAAACCCGATTCTTTCTGCATACGGTCCACCTGCATCTTTGGCACCCCAAACCCAAACTCCCGGTAGCCAATTTACCCCCACACCGTTTATGACGCCGGGGATGACTTTTCAGCCGCATACGCAATTCGGGCAGCAGGCTTCTGCGCCATTAAACATAAATCAACAGGGAAACACGTACGGCCAAATGCCGGGTGGTCCCAACATGGCGCAACAAACACCTGCTTTCCAGTCTATGCGTCCGGGCGGATCTTCGGGGTTCATGCCGCAGTTTCAAAATCCGTATGGCCCACAAACACCGCCGCAGCAATACCGTGCAATGGGGCAACAGCCAACGCAGATTTCACAGCAACCACAAGCCCCACGACAGCCTGATGCTGATGGTATCGCCGCGTTACTTCGCAGCGCAATGCAGAACAAATATGGAAACTCGCCTTAATCATGGCAAACACCTCCGGCCAGACCACGTTTAACCTCGACCTGTCTGAACTGGTCGAGGAAGCTTTTGAGCGCGCTGGCTCGGAGTTACGTACGGGGTACGATCTGCGCACCGCTAGGCGGTCGCTCAACCTCATGTTTGCTGACTGGGCAAACCGAGGTATCAATCTGTGGACTATTGAGCAGGGCACCATCAATCTTGTTCAAGGCCAGAACACTTACCCGTTGCCCAATGACACGGTGGATTTGCTTGAGCACGTGATCCGCACAAACGCAAACAGCACATCTAACCAGTCTGACCTGACGATCACGCGCATCAGCGTATCAACGTACGCTACGCTGCCAAACAAACTGTCGCAAGGTCGGCCAATCCAAGTCTGGGTGCAGCGCTATAACGGCCAAACAACGCCGGTTTCAGCTACGCTGAGCACAACAATCAGCAGTACAGCTACGACAATCACGGTGAGTTCGGCGGCAAATCTGCCGGCTGCTGGGTTTGTAAAGATCGACTCAGAGATTATCAATTACGGATACATCACAGGCAACACGCTGTACAACTGTTTCCGTGCGCAACAAGACACAACGGCAGCGGCACATACAGCAGGCGCAACCGTTTATTGGCAACAGACCCCGGCGATTACTGTCTGGCCTACGCCAGATAACGCATCTACATATCAGTTTGTTTACTGGCGTATGCGTCGCACGCAAGATGCTGGCGGTGGTGTTAACGTCATGGACGTTCCGTTTCGGTTTATCCCCTGTATGGCTGCGGGATTAGCATACTACGTGGCGTTGAAAGTGCCGGATGGGATGCAGCGCTTGGATGTGTTGAAGATGCAGTACGACGAAACTTGGGAGTTGGCCGCACAGGAAGATCACGAAAAGGCATCTTTACGCTTGGTGCCACGCCAGATGTTTATCGGGTATGGTCCGTAAATGGGCAACAGGTTTTCATCTGGCAAGAACTCGATTGCCATATGTGACAGATGCGGGTTTGGGTATAAGCTAAGTCTGCTCAAGAAAGAAGTAATCAAGACTAAGGTATATAATCTGCTGGTTTGTCCCAGTTGCTGGGACCCAGATCAGCCGCAATTGCAGCTTGGTATGTATCCGGTGGACGACCCGCAAGGCGTTCGGGACCCACGCAAAGATAACAGCTATCAAGTTTCTGGGCCTTTGGCGGACGGGTATGCAGGTGGTGGTAGCAGGGTGTTTCAGTGGGGATGGAATCCAGTGGGTGGGGCGAGTTTTTTTGACACTGCGCTTACACCAAACAACTTGGTTTTACAAGTGCAATTAGGTACAGTTACGGTTGTGACGACATAGGAGTCATCATGGATAGGAAGATGGTAAAGGCTATCGCAGATGTCGAAGCCAAGAAAGAAGTTAAGGGCCACGAAGCCCGCATGCACAAGGGCGCTAAAAAAATGAAAGCGGGTGGTCCAACTACGGACGACCGTATGAAGTATGGAAAAAACATGTCCCGCGTCATGAACCAAGGCAGCAAATAATGGCTAAGTTCAGCATGAAACAAGGCGGCAAAGAAGTCGGTCCAGCTTCCGTTTACGCGGAACCTCATGACATGACGGGCAAAGCCGGGGTTGATTTGGGCAACAACGGCTACGGCGCAAGCAAGCGGATCAAGCCAGACGACTTGGCCATGAGTGTTGGTGAGTTTCGGTCTAAGCCATACGCAGATGTCAAAGTAACGGGCATTAAGATTCGCGGAACTGGCTGTGCGACTAAAGGCACGATGGCTCGGGGGCCAATGGCGTGAACTACGCTCAGCTTGTAGTTGCGGTTTCCGACTATACGGAGAACACGTTCCAGACGACTGATATGAACACGTTCATTGAGCAGGCGGAACAGCGCATTTACAACACGATTCAGTTCCCGTCGCTACGCAAGAACGTGACTGGGGTAACTAGCCCTGCAAACAAGTATCTTGCTTGCCCAGATGATTTCTTATCTTCGTACTCTTTGGCTGTTATTGACGCGACAGGTAGCTATACATTTTTGCTAAACAAAGACGTTAACTTCATCCGCGAAGCATACCCGCAGCCAACCGATACCGCGTTCCCTAAGTACTACGCTTTGTTTGGTCCGCAATCAAGCAATGCGTCTGAATTGACGTTTCTCCTTGGCCCAACTCCAGATGCGGCGTACACAATGGAGTTGCATTACTTCTTCTACCCGCCATCAATTGTTACTGCCGGTACAACTTGGCTGGGCGATAACTTTGATACGGTGCTGTTGTACGGGACGCTTGTTGAAGCCTATACGTTCATGAAAGGTGAGCAGGACATGATGGCGCTGTACGACGGCAAGTACAAGGAAGCGTTGGGTCTTGCTAAACGTCTGGGTGACGGCCTTGAGCGTCAAGATGCTTATCGTTCTGGTCAGTATCGGCAGAAGGTTACCTGATGGCTTTTACTGGTAATTTCACTACCAACACGTTTAAGACTGGGCTTCCTAGTGGGACGTTCAACTTTAACACTGGCACGACGCAGACGTTCAAGATCGCGCTGTACACCAACGCGGCTACGTTAGATGCAACAACTACGGGATACACCGCTACCGGAGAAGTTGTTGCTTCGGGATATACCGCTGGCGGTCAGACACTCGTTATCAGCCAAATACCTACTATTGGTAATACAGGCACGACTGCGTACTGGTCATTTAATAACGCCGTCTGGACTACTGCGGTTACTGCGCGGGGGGCGTTGATTTATTTGGCGGACGGGGCCACAAACCCCGCCATTTGTGTACTGGACTTTGGCGCAGATAAAACTTCAGCCACCACATTTACCGTACAGTTCCCGGCAGTGACCAATACATCAGCAATCATCAGGATCGTGTAATGCTAGTCAACACAATTCACGGCGAGATGGACGACTCCCTCCTAGCCAAAAAAGAAGGTTCAGTAGATAATGATAACGAGTTCACGACATGGGTTGAGTACTGGCTTGATGACGAGTTGGTACATCGTTCTGTTCACGTCACATTAAGAACCTCTCCCACGCTGTTTGCTGAAGCGGCGGAAATAGGATAAATCATGGCAAACACTCAGAGCATGTGTACTTCGTTCCTTGGGGAACTGCTGACTGCTACGCACAATTTTGGCGTAGCCCCAACTCGTGGTGCAACAACCGCCGATACGTTTAAAGGCGCTCTGTATCTAGCAAGCGCAACGTTAAATGCAAGCACAACCGTTTACTCAACTACTGGTGAAGTCACTGGAACCAACTACACTGCGGGTGGGGTAACAGTCACTAACGGCACGGCCCCAATTGCAACCAACTCTTCCACGACTGCGGGCGTTGGTTACTGGACTCCTTCGGCTTCAATTACTTATACAAACGTCACGCTTTCAACGGCGTTTGATACGGTCTTGGTGTACAACTCTTCGCAGAGTAACAAGGCAGTCAGCGTTCATACTTTTGGTTCACAGACCATTACTGCGGGTACTTTTACGTTAACAATGCCAAGCAACACGACCACCACCGCACTTCTGCGGTTAGCAACGACCTAAAATGGCTACTAGCTGGGGCGCTAGTACTTGGAGCAGTAATACGTGGGGCGGTTCCCAAGCCGCCTTAACTGGTACGTCTGCGTCTGGCTCTGTAGGGTCCGTCACTAAAAATGTAACTGTTGCGCTAACCGGCGTAAGTGGCGCTGGACTTGTCGGCACCACAGTAGCCACAAAGAGTTTTGCGCTTACGGGGGTATCGGCCCAGCCAACAGTTGGTGGGGTTGACACTTATCCTTTACCTGAAATTCAAGAAGTCCATGCTGATGCTCTAGTCGGCACAATTACCGCCAATAGAACTGTAGGCATTACCGGAACCTCTGCCACTGGTAATGTTGGCAACGCAGAATTTACTATCCCCGCCTTCCCAACCGGGGTATCAGCAACAGGTTCAGTTGATTCGGTCTCAATGGGAGAGCGAACCGTTGCGCTTACTGGCGTAGCTGTATCTGGATTAGTTGGAACCGTTGCGGCGTTTGAAAATCCGGATGAGACTGGAACTATTGCTTCCGGCTTGGTTGGCAGTGTTGGGCTTAATGTCACTGTAAAAATAACTGGCGTATCGGCGGCTGGTGAAGTAGGCAACCTAACTGCTAGCGCTGTATACGAACGGGCAGTATCTGGCGTTTTAGCTACCGGGACGATACAATCGGTTTCGGTTGGAGCGCGTCTAGTTGCTATTACTGGATGCCCAGCAATGGGTAAAATTGGTGATATTGGCTATAGGTATTGGAGCGTAATTGACGATAGCCAAACACCAAATTGGACAAATGTTACAAACACCGAAAACGCTAACTGGACAGCTATTACCAACACCGAAAACGCTAACTGGACAGCTATTACCAACACCGAAAACGCTAACTGGACAGCTATTACCAACACCGAAAACGCTAATTGGACTGAGTTAGTAAACGCTTAAAGGACTTGAAATGGCAACCTCCTATACTTCGCTTTTGGGCCTTGCCCTCCCTGCTACGGGGGAGTTGTCAGGTACTTGGGGCGATACGGTCAATAACTACATCTCAACGTATTTGGATTCAGCAGTTGCTGGGTCTGTGACTATTACTGCGGATACGACGCTTACTAAGACTACAGGCTCAAGCCTCGGATCTACTTCATCTCAATATGCAATTATTATCGCTTCCCCTGCTTCCGCCAATATCACCATAACGGCCCCGGCATCAAGCAAAGCCTACATCATCAACAATACGTCAGGGACGTACACGGTCAAGATTGTCGGCGCTGGCCCCACGACTGGGGTGACTCTAGCTGTTAACGAAAAAGCAATCGTTGCTTGGAATGGTTCAGACTTTGTAAAAATTGCATCTAGTGTTGTCAGCCTAACAACTGGTGTAACAGGAACGCTTCCTGTTGGCAATGGCGGTACGGGCGCAGCTACTTTTACAGCCAACAACGTATTACTTGGAAACGGGACATCAGCGCTCCAAGTCGTGGCCCCCGGAACAAACGGCAATCTACTAACGTCCAACGGTACTACTTGGCAAAGCACAACACCTACATTTGGAAGCGTTGCCAGCGTTGCCCAATCGTTCACTGGAGGAATTGTATCGGTTACTGGTTCGCCGGTTACAACTTCTGGAACCCTTGCATTGTCGGTTGCCGGAACTAGCGGTGGTGTTCCTTATTTCTCTAGTGGAACCACTTGGGCATCTAGCGCTGCGCTGACTCAATACGGCGTTGTGTATGGTGGCGGGGCTGGTGCTGCTCCGGTAGCGACTGCGGCGGGGACGACTGGTCAGGTCTTAACTGCGACGACCGGCAGTGCGCCGTCTTGGAGTTTGCCGGGTGGAATGACGTTAATTTCAAATTTAACTGCAACGCCCGGAGTATCAGAAGTTTCGCTTACCGGAATTGCTTCATACAAATCAATTGTTTGTATAACTGCCAATGTTACTCTGGCTGGAATATCAGGTTTAAGAATTTATTTAAGTTCTAATAATGGTTCAACTTATACAGCGGCGGGGTATCTTACACTAACTAACATCAGTAGTGGATGGACTCAATTATTCAATACGAATTTTAGTGGTAGTTATACAATATGCCCTCAAATTAGTGCGTCGCCTCCGTCCGGTGGCACCACTCAGGTGGCCGTAACAAATAATACTATTTCCGGAGCAATAAACGCTATTAAGATTAGCAGTGATTTTTATGCGTTTTCTTCAGGCAGCTTTTTAATTTATGGGTTCAATTAAAATGAGCAGACCACTTGTTAAAACAGTTAACTTAGCTACAAGTGAAGAAATTGTTCGTGAAATGAATGATGCTGAGTTTGCCGAATGGCAATCCGAAGCGACAGCCCGTGATGAACGACAGGCCAAATCTGTTCGCCAGATTCGTGACAATAAACTAAAGGAATGCGATTGGCGCGCCATCAAAGCGTTGGAAAGCAACATACCTCAAGAGTTTGAGTGGGCGGCTTACCGCCAAGCGTTGCGTGATGTACCAACACAAGCAGGTTTCCCTTGGTCAGTAACTTGGCCTAACGAACCATAAGGAGCAATCATGGCTGAGAAATGGATTCAATCCGCAATCAAGAAGCCGGGTGCGCTTCGGGCTGAACTTGGTGCCAAAGCTGGCAAACCTATCCCTGAGAAAAAGCTCGCTGCTGCGGCAAAGAAGCCCGGCACTCTGGGCAAGCGCGCTCGGCTAGCGGAAACGCTCAAGGGGTTAAAGAAGTAACTTCCCTGTCTTACACGCACGGTAAAATCGCGGCGGGCACCCGCCCATCAACCCCGGAGATTCACATGAAAGACTTGATCATTGCCGCCATCGATGGTTCTGAGCCTATTGATGCGCTGAACGGTTTGTTCTCTGTTGCATTTGCTGTCGCTATTGAAAGCGGCATCAACGAGTTCACACTGTCTTCTCTCTTCTCTTCACACATCGAAGCGCAGTTTGAAGTTGCTGCTAACGCAGTTGCTGAAGAAGACGACGCTGAAGAAGCTGAAGAAGCTGAAGAAGCTGAAGAAGCTGAAGAAGCTGAAGAAGACGACGAGCAAACTGACAACTGAGGTCAGGCCCCGGTGCGACCCACCGGGGTTTCAAAATGCCATCTTGCGCTGTATGTGCTGGTGAGTTTGCTAGAGATGACTTAATCATCCACGGGCGCAGGGATTACTTTCTCTGTAGTGGATGCAAAGCCGATGTAAATCGGCTTTCTCGTTTTGGTCTGTCCCCCGCAGATTTTGAGCTACTCTTAAAACTTCAGGGGTATAATTGCGCTGTTTGTCAACAAGCGCTTAAACTGAAACAGTACAAATTTGCGGTAGACCACTGCCACGATTCGGATGACGTTCGTGGGGTGCTGTGTAAACGCTGTAACACAGCGCTCGGTATTTTTGAAGACGATCCTGATCTGCTCTTGCGGGCCGCAGAATACCTGAACAACCCGCCAGCTTTGGGTATCGTTAAGCGGCATGACGGACGCAAAAAAGTGACGTTTCTTCGGAATGAGTACATAAGGATGCACGGCGATGGAGATAGTTGAACTCTTTCTAAAAGCATGGCCGGTACTTCTTGGTATTGTGACGTTGATCGTTGTGCTGTCTAAGCTGGACCTACGGGTTGCAGTCCTCGAAGAAAAGATGAAGTCTGCTTTTGAGATCGTCAACAAGCTAAGGGATAAAGCATGACCGAGAAACTTGAAGCCAAAAGTCAACTGATTGAGAAGACGGCGTTCGCTGTGCTTCCAATTCTCTTTACCTGCGTGGTCTACCTAATGACTGCACTCGATAAACTGACGCACGATGTCACGGTACTTAACGCCAAAATCAGTCTGGTGGTCACATCAGACAACAAGCAAGCCGCCAACTCAGGTGCTGAACTAGCGCGGGAGAAGTTGCGGCAGGATTTAGAAAAGCAGATTAACGAGAACCGGGAACTCATCCATCTGAATCGTGAGCGCATCGTTATCCTTGAACAAAAGGTGAAGTGATGGCCGACTTCAACCCCGCCTTTGAAAAAATGATCCATGACGAAGGTGGATACCAACTGACTGATATTCCGGGCGACCGGGGAGGTATGACATATGCAGGGATCGCAAGAAAACCAAATCCAGACTGGGCAGGATGGCAGTTCATTGATCGCAAGGATTTCGGATCGGCTACTCCTTTGGTTCGTGAGTTTTACAAGTCTAATTTCTGGGATCGTGTCCGAGGTGATGATCTTAAGGAGCAAGCTATTGCCGAGACCATCTTCAACTTTGCCGTCAATACCGGAACCGGAGTTGCCATCAAACTCGCCCAACTCATCGTTGGAGTCACCCCAGACGGAGCAATCGGACCAAAAACCATTGAACGGTTGAACATCTGTACGGCAGAAAAGTTCCTCCCCGCCTACGCCCTTGCCAAGATTAGCCGATACGCGCAGATCTGCAACAAAGACAGGTCTCAGTCCAAGTTCTTACTCGGCTGGATCAACCGTACCTTGCAAGGACTCAAATAATGGATTTGATTGGAATAGGGTCGATAATTGAAGGTGTTGGCAAAGTTGCGGGCGACCTCATCACAACGGATAAAGAACGCATGGAGATGGCGCTGGAGGAGCGCAAGCTGGACCTTGAGGAAAAAAGGGTCGACCAGACTACAGACCTCGCGCAAGTGGATGTCAATAAAATTGAAGCGGCGTCTAGTAGCACATTTGTCTCTGGTTGGCGTCCTGCTGTGGGTTGGGTTGGGGTTTTGGGTCTGGCTTACCAATTCTTAGGCTACCCGCTGATGCAGTGGTGTTGGGCTTTTGGTCAAGGTTATGACATAATCCCTAAAGGGTTAGCCCCGCCTCCTGATCTTGATGTCGAGCAACTCATGACGCTTCTCGCGGGTCTTCTTGGGTTTGGTGGAATGCGCAGCTTTGAGAAGAGTAAGGGCGTAGCGAGCAAGTAATGCTAAAAAAGCTGCTGTTCAAGCCCGGGGTTAACCGCGAAAACACGCGGTACACCAACGAGGGCGGCTACTACGAATCGGAAAAAATTCGTTTTCGGCAGGGTACGCCCGAGAAAATTGGTGGTTGGCTGCAAATTTCGGCCAATACCTTTTTGGGTATATGCCGTTCGCTTTGGTCTTGGGTGACGCTTGCTTCGCAGAACTTGTTGGGTGTTGGTACAAACCTCAAGTTTTACATCCAAAACGGGGGGTCATATTATGACATCACCCCAGTTAGAGCCAGCGCAACGCTTGGCAGCAACCCATTTACTGGGAATGGCACTACTACGGTCACAGTTACCGCTACTTCACATGGGGCGATTACTGGTGACTATGTTACGTTTAGTGGGGTTACGGGTACTTATGCTACCCTTTTAAATACAGAATATAGCATTACGTATGTAAGTGCTAACTCATATACTATTACCACTGCTTCAACTGTTGCTGTTGGGGCAACTGGTGGTTCCGCTGTCATTGCTGTATACCAAATAAATACTGGCCCTGCGATTGCGGTCCCATATGTTGGGTGGGGTGCGGGGGGATGGAGTTCAGGAACATGGGGTAACGGAGGCACTACTACAGATCCTATCCGTCTTTGGAACCAAATGAATTGGGGCCAAAACCTATTATACGGACCACGTGGTGGTCCTCTGTACTATTGGGATGCTGCAATTGGGTACAATCCATCATCTGTATCTATTACGATTGCATCCCCTGCTGTCGTAACGTCAACCATAAGTGTAGTCACGGGAACCCCAATTACGTTTTCCACAACGGGGGCGCTACCAACTGGGCTTACGCCCGGAACTACATACTACGCGCTTGCTTCTACTGGCACGACATTTAACCTTGCACTGACTGCTGGTGGTGCGGCAATCAATACAAGTGGCAGTAGTAGCGGAACCGCCTACATTAAACCTAACGGCGTGTTGTTATCTAGTTTGGCGGGTACTGATGGCTACTGCCCTCTGTATCAGAACACGTTTACGGTATCTGATACTAGCCGGTTTATTTTGGTGTTTGGCACCAACGACATTGGTAGCACGACGCTTGATCCTATGCTGATTCGTTGGTCAGATCAAGATTCGTTGATTACTTGGTATCCAGCAATTACCAATCAAGCGGGTAGTGTGCGGTTGTCGCACGGTTCTAAGATCGTTACAACTGTACAAAGCCGTCAAGAAATCGTTGTGTTTACCGACAGTTCTGTATATTCCTTGCAGTATTTGGGACCGCCATACGTTTGGAGTTCACAGCTTCTTGGCGACAACATCTCAATTGCCGGGCCAAATGCCGCCGTTATTGCCTCCGGTATTACGTACTGGATGGGCGTCGACAAGTTTTACAAGTATGATGGCCGGGTGCAGACGCTTAGCTGCGATCTTCGTCAGTATGTATTTGAGAGTGTAAATAAGAGTCAGTTTGACCAAGTTTTTTGTAGCACCAACGAGGGCTTTAATGAAGTCTGGTGGTTTTACTGTTCCGGTAGTAACACGGTTGTAGACAGATATATTATTTTTAATTATCTGGAAAACGTCTGGTACTACGGCACTATGGGGCGCACGGCTTGGATTGATAGCGGCCTGAACGATTACCCAATTGCGGCTACGTATTCAAAAAATCTTGTCTGGCATGAGAATGGCGTAGACGACTGTACTGATTCTGTTACGGGTCTTCCCATTTCGTCCTATATTCTGTCGTCCGAATTTGATATTGACGACGGGCACAACTTTGGGTTTGTGTGGCGGATGCTGCCGGATCTTAAATTTGATGGGTCTACGGCGGCAAGCCCGCAAGTAACCATGACGCTGTACCCTATGCAGAACTCGGGTTCCGGGTACAATAGTCCATTATCGGTGGGTGGCAACGCTTACGCCACATCTACCCGGACATCTACGTACCCAATTGAAGCGTATACTGGGCAGATCTACACCCGCGTGCGTGGACGCCAGATGGCGTTTAAGATTGAAGGAAACCAGCTTGGGCTGCAATGGCAGCTTGGCGCTCCCCGAATCGATATCAGAAATGATGGCAGGCGCTGATGAGCTACGTTATTACATCAGATTACGAGCTTAATAGAATTGTTGCCCCGCGCTTGCCGGATGCATCGAAAGAATATGACCCGCGTTATATTGACCAACTCAACAACGTCCTGCGGTTGTATTTCAACCAGATTGATAATTTACTCGGGCAGCTAATGGCAACATCATCCCCAGTTCCTATCAGTACAGAATCTTCGCAATCTGCGGATTGGGCACTGCAAGTCGCCCGAGGAAAAGTTACTGGTGCAAGCCAAGTAAATATTTTTGCGTTTTCTGATTCTGTTAAGACAACCCTTTATACATTGTGGGAATTAACGGGGACCACTCAATATGCTTTCCCGGCATCTGCTGTAACAATGACACTTGCCAGCACTTCAGCGTCCGACAACACTAGAGCAACAATACTTATTAGCGGACTTAATTCAAGTTGGGATGCCATAACAGAAACAGTAACGCTAAACGGCGTAACAGGCGTAACTACAACCAATCAGTTTCTCCGCATTAACAACATGATTATGACTAGTACAGGGACTGGTCAAACTACTAACGTAGGAACAATTACAGCCAAGAATGGTGGGGTTACTTACTCGCAAATTTCAACAGGGGTGGGAAGGTCGCAAGCTGCCGTGTACTCTGTACCAAATGGATACACAATGTACTTGATATCCATTAATGCGTTTAACGGAGATGCCGCGCCCGGAAACGCAATTAACTACCAAGTTAAAAGCACAAACAACGCTCAAACAAACCCAGTTACTCTAACAGTATTGCAAACAGCTTGGGACCAAAGATATCAAGTTCCTAGAGTAAACCCGTTTCCATACACACAAAAAACAGACATCCAATGGCAATTTTCAACCGCATCAGGAACACACTCTGTTGGTTTAATTTTGCAAGGCATTTTAATTAGTAACACAGCGACGTAATCATGAGCCTACAAAATCTTGCCCATCACATGGCTGGCTATGGTCGCAACGGCGACTCGATGCTTATGCACGTAACGCCAGACGAGGTGCACGGACTCCAACGCTTAGCCATGGCCCATGGCGGCTCGCTGACAATTAACCCACACACGGGTCTGCCGGAAGCGAACATCTTCAGCAGTGCTTGGAAAGCAATCAAACCAATTGCCGCTCCGCTGGCCGGATTTGCTCTTGATTATTTTGTGCCCGGACTTGGGACAATGATGGGCGGCATATCCAACGCGGCTGCGGCTGGACTAGTTACTGGTGGGATTGGCGCTCTGGCTACTGGTAGCTTGCAGAAAGGACTCATGGCCGGGTTGGGTGCGTACGGTGGGGCAAGTCTTAGTAGCGGGCTGTCCAATATTGGAGCAGACGCTGCGTCACAAGCTGCGACAAAATCTGCATACGATGCCGCACTAGCAACAGAAGGTTCAGCAAGTCCACAAATGGCTGCGGAGTATGCAGCACAACAAGGCAGAGCCGCAGCCGCAGGTATGTCGCCGTATGACAAATTAACCGGGGGCTTTACGTCTGCAATGAACAACCCCGGTTCAGCGCTTAACACTCTTGGTGGTGGCAGCACAATGAAAGGCGCGGGTATGCTAGCAGCCACGGCACTTCCGATCATGGCGGGCATCCAAGCGAATCAGACGACCAAGATGCCAACGCTAGGCAGCGTTACTCCACAAGCCATGATCCGCCCGATCATTCTCAACCGCAAACAAAACCCAACGCCATATACTGGGCAAGGGGAAGCGCGCTACTTCAACGATACCTATGATGTGCCCGAGCCATACAAAGCTGCGACAGGTGGCGTTGTGGCTTTTAACCAAGGCGGTTTAGGGACGCTGGGTGGTTACTCTGATGGTGGGCGCTTACTTCGCGGCCCCGGTGATGGCGTATCTGACAACATCCCGGCAATGATTGGGGATCGCCAACCCGCGCGGCTAGCCGATGGGGAATTTGTTGTACCGGCACGCATCGTGTCTGAGATTGGCAATGGCTCAACTGAAGCGGGTGCGCGTAAACTATACGCAATGATGGACCGCGTGCAGCGCGCAAGAAGCAAAACAACCGGCAAACACCGCGTAGCTACCGATACAAATGCAGAAAGCCTGCTGCCCGCATAAGGAATAGTCATGGCAGATCCACAACAAATTGTTCAAACGCAAACGTCGATCCCTGACTACGCACGTGCGCAGGTTGAGCGCATGCTTGGCGCTACTGAAGGGGCAATTTACGACTATAAGCGCGATGCTAACGGGCAGTTACTCCTTGACTCTAATGGTCAACCGCAAGTATCTGGACTTAAACCCTATCAGACATACCAAGGCCAACGGATTGCTGGCCCGGACGTGCTTAGTCAGCAGGCGTACAACACGATCCAGAACATGGGTCTTGGCGCTGAAGCAGGTAACTCGCTTCAGAACATGTACAACTTGGCTGCGCAGGCAGGGCAGTCTCGGTACAACCCAACCGCTTATGGCAACCAGTACACAGCGCCGGGAGCTTATCAGCCGGGGCAGTTTAGCTACCAAGGGGTAAGTCCGCAGAACGCCCAATATTTCCAGATGCAAGGCCCCCAAAATGTGCAGGGGGCTACTGCAAATGCTGCGCAGATGGGGGTTTCTCCGACAGCTACGTCCCAAGCGATGCAGGCTGCGCAGATGGGGCTTTCTCCAACAGCTACGTCCCAAGCGATGCAGGCCGCGCAGATGGGGCTTTCTCCGACAGCTACGTCCCAAGCGATGCAGGCTGCGCAGATGGGGCTTTCTCCGACAGCTATAGCGCAAGCAATGCAGGCTGCGCAGATGGGGGCTTCCCCAACAGCTATAGCTCAAGCAATGCAGGCTGCGCAGATGGGGGCTTCCCCAACAGCTATAGCTCAAGCAATGCAGGCTGCGCAGATGGGCATGGCGCCTACTGTTAGCGGCCAGACCGGGGTTGCTTCGCTTCTTAATGCTTCTCCTGAAATGCGTGCTGCGCAAGCAGCGCGTACAGGTCTAGGCAACGCCCCAACTTCAGCCGCACAAACAGGGGTGGCGTCTCTTCTTGCGGCTTCGCCAGAAATGCGGGCAGCGCAGGCTGCGCAAACACAGCTAGGTAATGCGGCGTCAATGAACGCCGCGCAGCTTGGCATGTCTCCAGAAGCCCGTGCCGCTCAGATGCAAGCAGCGCAGCTTGGCGCGTCTCCACAAGCCCGCGCCGCTCAAATGCGAGCGGCGCAATTAGGCAACGCCCCACTAAGCGAAGCCCAAATGGGCACGGCTGCACGTTTAGGTAATGCGGCAACCATGAATGCTGCGCAGCTTGGTGCTTCGCCAGAGATGGCGGCTGCACAAGCGCGGCAAACGCAGCTTGGTCAAGTTGCTCAAATGCAAGCGGAGCAAGCGGAATACAGTCTGCTTGGCGAAGTCCCTCTTTATCAAGGGCAACAGCTCAATTACACGCCGCAAGATATTGGGTTTGAGCGTGCTGCTGCTGAACGGGTACAAGCGTTGCCGCTTGAGCGTTTGCAGATGCAGGCGGCTGCAAATGTAGGCACAGGTTCGTTTACGCAGCCCGGAGCAGCCAACGCCTACATGTCCCCCTACATGCAAAGTGTGGTGGATATTCAGCAACGTGAAGCACAACGCCAAGCAGATATTGCCTCGACTAAACGTGGCGCAGGTTTTGCTCAAGCTGGGGCTTTTGGGGGCACACGCCAAGCTATTGAGAATGCTGAAGCGGCGCGCAATCTGGCTACCCAGAAAGGTGATATTCAAGCTCAAGGTTTGCAATCAGCGTTCCAATCAGCACAAGGGCAGTTTAATACTGAACAACAAGCCGCGCTTCAAGCGGCGCTGGCTAACCAACAGGTTCAGCAACAAACTGGTGTTCAAAATCTGAGCGCATTGCTTCAGACCCAAGGTCTTGGCGCACAGACTGGATTGACTGCACAGCAATTAAACCAACAAACCGGATTGCAAGCATTGCTTGCTAATCAATCTGCTGGTATTGACACAAGCAAATTTAATCAAACGCAGCAGTACAATACGGCGCTGCAAAACGCACAACTTCTACAACAGCAACAACTTTCTAATCAGTCGCTACAGGGGCAATACGGGATTACGCAAGCCCAGCTTAATCAGGAAGTAAATTTGCAAAATGCTGCAATGCGGCAAGCTGCCAAGGTGGCCAATCAAAACGCATTAAACCAATTCGGGCTGTCCCAAGGGCAGATGGATCAGGCCACAGTGCTTCAAAACGCACAACTGCAACAGCAGGCCGCCGCTAATAATCAGCAGTATGGCGCTCAGTACGGCCTCCAAAACGCACAGTTGCAACAAGCCGCCAGTGCGGCAAACCAAGCCGCAGCAAATCAATACGGTTTGCAGCAGGGGACAATGGAACAGCAGATGGCGATGGGTAACGTCGCCAATCGCCAACAGACTGCGCTCGCTAATCAAGCGTTGATCGGACAATACGGTCTGCAAAACGCGCAACTACAACAAGCAGCTAATGCGGCAAATCAACAATCGGCCAATCAGATTGCACTGGCTAATCAATCGCTGACCGGACAATACGGTCTTCAAAACGCACAGTTGCAGCAATCAGCCAGTGCAGCAAACCAACAGTCAGCCAATCAAATTGCACTGGCTAACCAATCGTTGCAGGGTCAATACGGTCTTCAGCAAGGCTCAATGAGCCAAGCAGCCAACGCTGCTAACCAAGCCGCACTAAACCAGTATGGCTTGCAGCAGGGCACGATGAACCAAGCGACGGCACTTCAAAATGCTCAGCTTGCGCAACAGGCCGCAGCTAACAACCAGCAATACGGTGCGCAGTACGGGCTACAACAAGGCCAGATGAACCAGCAAATGGGGCTGGCCAGCCTTGCCAATCAACAACAGACAGCGCTCGCTAATCAGGCGCTTGCAGGACAGTACGGTTTGCAGCAAGGCACAATGGATCAGGCGCTTGCTTTGCAAAATGCGCAACTTGCGCAGCAGGCTGCGGCGAATAATCAGCAGTATGGCGCTCAGTACGGGTTGCAGCAAGGCTCAATGAATCAACAGATGGGCTTGGCCAATCTTGCTAATCAGCAACAAGCGGTTTTGGCTAATCAACAATACGGCGCGCAGTACGGGTTGCAGCAAGGCTCAATGAACCAAGCAGCTAATGCTGCTAATCAACAGGCAGCGAACCAAATTGCACTGGCTAATCAGGCACTTTCTGGCCAATACGGGTTGCAGCAAGGCTCAATGAGCCAAGCAGCTAATGCTGCTAATCAGCAAGCAGCTAATCAAATTGCATTGGCTAATCAGCAGTATGGCGCGCAATATGGGTTGCAGCAAGGCTCAATGAACCAAGCAGCTAATGCTGCTAATCAGCAAGCGGCTAATCAAATTGCATTGGCTAATCAGCAGTACGGTGCGCAGTACGGGTTGCAGCAAGGCTCAATGAACCAAGCAGCTAATGCTGCTAATCAGCAAGCGGCTAACCAGTTTGCGCTCTCTAATCAAGCACTTGCGGGGCAGTATGGGTTGCAGCAAGGCTCAATGAACCAAGCAGCTAATGCCGCTAATCAGCAGGCAGCTAACCAGTTTGCGCTCTCTAATCAAGCACTTGCCGGACAGTACGGTTTGCAGCAAGGTCAGTTTGGGCAAGCAGCTAACCTCGCTAATCAACAGGCCGCGAATCAATTCGCACTCTCTAATCAAGCACTTGCTGGTCAGTACGGTTTGCAGCAGGGGCAGTTCAACCAAGCGTCAAATCTGCAAAACGCGCAACTTAGCCAACAAGCAAACCTTGCAAATCAACAAGCCGGACTTACTGTTGGGCAGCAGAATCTTGCAGCTAATCTGGGCGTACAGCAGATGTACAACCAGCAGGCATTGCAGGCGCAGTTGGCTAATCAGCAGGCAGGGCTTACTACGCAGCAACAACAAGAACAAGCCAATCAGTACGGCTATGGTCAGAGCATGGCAGCGGCAGCAAACAGGGCGCAATACGGTCAAGCTGCTAATCAGTTGCAAGAGCAGGCCAATCAATACGGCGCGGGTTACGGGTTACAAGCTCTTCAAGCCGGCATGCAGGGCATGCAGAACTACGGTAACTTGAGTGGCATGTATAACCAGCAACAGATGAATATTGCCAACGCTCAGAATCAGATGGGCGTGCAGGCGCAAAACTATAACCAGCAGCAGCTTACGCAGAACTACAACGACTTCATCAACCAGCAGAACTTCCCATTCCAACAGATTGGGCAACTTTCAAACGTGTTGCGTGGAGTGCCGTTGACCCAGCAAACGCAGGCTGTTTATCAACAAGCGCCGAGTACGGCATCACAGCTTGCAGGTTTCGGTACGGCTGCGATTGGTGCGGCTAACTTATTTTCGTCTACGCCGATTAAAGCAAAAGGCGGTATTATTCGTAAACCGCGTGGATTGTCTTCACTCATTCTTGCCAGAATGCAATAAGGTACTGTCATGCTGCACGAAAACATTGCACGGGAAGAAGCGCAGCTTCAAAAACTGGCGCGCGTCGGTTCGCCACAAGCCCTACAGATGCTGCGCCAATATGCGCAAATACATCAAGACGACGCTATCCGGTTGAGCCTTGCCAACCAAGCGGTCAATGACGCCAAGGAGATGCACTCCAAAGCGTTGGCAATGCTGAGTGGGCAGCACCCCCCGACCGTAGCGCAGCAAGTTATGCAGTCTATTGGTGGGCAAGGCGGGGCGCCCATGCCACCACCCGGAGGACCACAAGGCCCAATGCCACCGCAAGGTCTGCCTATGGGGATGCCCCCACCGGGTATGCAGATGCCACCGGCTATGCCGCCCACTCCACAAAGTCCGCCTCCTGCTCCGCAGATGCCTGCGCAGGGTATGCCTCCACAAATGCCCCCACAAATGCCCCCACGGGGTATGCCTCCGCAAATGCCCCCACCTTCCGGTCCCAGCGCGGCCCCGCAAGGTCTAGCTGGTTTGCCTGCTCGGAATATCCAGAACATGGCTGACGGTGGGATCGCTGGGTATGCGGATGCGGACGAGGCTGTTGGCTATGCCGATGGTGGTGCGATTCGTATGGCTGGTGGGGGTTTTAACGAAGATGCGATTCGTGCGCAGCTTAGCTCGCTTGGCACGCCTGCACCGTTGGTCGAAGTGATAGTTCAGCGTGAACGGATGGCGGCAGAGAACGCCCAACAACCAACACAAGTACCGTACACTCCTGCACAAACTAGCGCCGTGGCTAAAGACAACATGGTGGCTAGAGACACCACTTCGATGTTCCGCGACCCCGGTTATGACGTGTTTAAAAACCCGCCAACTATCCGGCAACTGTATGGGGACCCCGTAAACCCAGAAGCAACATCGCCTTTTGGAGAAATGCTTAAAAGCACAGGACAGAGCATTGGACAAGGGCTGACTGGTATTGGACGGGGAATACAGAGCGCTGTGCAGTCTATTCGGGACGTTGGTGATCCGCTTAAAAACCCACGCGAGCTTGAAGCACGCAGATTAGAAAAAGCCGCTGCAGTTGCCCCCGGATATTTTGAGCCGCTTACGCCCACGCAACGCGAGCAAAGAGAAGCCGAAGCTGCAAACATTCGCAGCACTTTTCCAATGTCCGACTATAGCAACGAGGGGCGTGGGAAAGGCCGCGTAGAAATACCCGCTAATCAGGCTGGAATATCTGCGGCACCTGCGGCACCTGCGGCACCTACACAAACATATGCAGATCTTTACAAAGCAGTTGGTGCGGGGAACGCTCCGGCACCAAGTAGGGGTGCTGGCTTACCCGGTTTAGTAAGGGCGGGCGGTCCACCAAAGCTGACAACACCTGATGCGCTTACCCCCGAAAAAGCGATGCAAAATGTGGGTCAGTTTTTTGATCCTAAAGATCTTTACGCACAAGCCGACAGGGCTAAAGCAGAAGCGCTTGGACGGGCGGAAGAAACGGCGCAGTTTGTAAAACTTAATAAACCTGCCGCCCCATTTAAAAAGTTGGCTGAAAAACTTGACACTGAAGAATTTGCTGAAGCAGGTGAAAAAGAAAAAGCTCAAGGCATGGCAATAATGATGGCAGGTCTTAAAATGATGGAGTCGCCATACGGCGGCAAAGGGTTGGGATCTTTCCTTCGTAACGTGGGCGCGGGTGCAACTGTTGGCGCTAAAGAACTTCAGCAGTCCAACAAAGAGTTCAAAGAGCTTGCACAAAAACGTATGCAGATGCGCACCACCATCGAGGCCGCACAAAATGCAGCGGAGCGTGGGGATTTTGATCGAGAGATTGCGTTGCGTACACGAGCTGACCAGATTGAAGACTCCGCAAACAACAACAGGATGCGAATTGGAGAGGCGCTTTTTAACGCAAAAGGAACCGCCGGACTGACCGCATTTAATCATTCCGCAGACGTAGCCAACCAGTTCAAGCTTACGCAGTTTGGTGCGGATACCGAGGCATACAATAATGAACGGCGTATAGCAGCGCAGGCAGCGAATACGCAAGCACAGATTGCCGCACAAAGACAGTCCGATTTGTTTAAGGCTCAGTTGCCACCAGAGTCACTGCGCGCTGCTGCTATATTGGGGGGTGCTAAACCCGGAGAAGTGGGCACGCCGGAGCAAATAAAAGCAGGGCTTACACTGATTAACAGCGAAAAATTCAATCCGCAAGCTGCTTACTCTAAGTATCTGACGGAATGGAAATCCAATCCAATGAAGCCAGAAGAGAGGATGCTCACGTACCCCGAATACTTGGCGATGTTTGGTGCAGGTAAAGTGGTAGATAAACTCCCCGCAAACGCTCTTGTCCGCAACCCGCAATAACTATGGCCGGCTACATTCAACTGCCTGACGGGTCGTACTTTCAACTAAAGCCCGGACAGGACGCGATGGACGGCTTCTATGCCGCGTCGCAGTTGTACCCGGATGCCTTTGGCACTAAGACGCAGACGCCCGAAGTTACACCTAAGACTGGCCTTGGGTCTGCGCTTATTGGTGGAGCGCAAAGATACGGTTCGCAGTTCCGCACAGGTCTAGGCGGCGGTAACGAAGCAGCCGAGGCGGGCGTTGCTCGCATGGAAGAGATTGAGAAGGCTAGACCCAGCCAAGTGTCGCTGGAAAAGGTCAAGCAGGCATACGAAAAAGACGGCGTGCTGTCTGCTGCTGGGGAAGCGCTAGGTCAGATTCCGTATGCAATCGCTGAGCAGGTTCCGCAGCTAGCCTCGATGGGGGCTGGTGCTCGCGCAGGGGCTATGGCTGGTAGGTTCCTTGGGCCTGTTGGTGCGGGGGTTGGCGCTGGGGTTGGCGCATTAGCAGGGCAATTCTTGTCTTCGTATGTACCAACAGCCGGGGCAAACTTGGAAGCGCAAGCTCGCGCGCAGATAGCCGAAGGCAAACCCGTCGATGTAAACCCGTTAGCTGCGTATGGTGCGGCTGTTCCGGGTGCAGCGCTTGATGTTTTCACGGATCGGCTGTTGCTGGGCAAGGGTGTGGTTGGCCGCTTGATGGGCTTCACCGATGAGCAAGTCGCTAAAAAGTCTGCGCAAGAACTAGAGAAACTAGCATCAGAAAGGCTGTTGCCAAAGCTAAGCAGGGGCGAAGTAAGCGCTGGCACTTTGCTCAAAGGCACGGCCAAGGGTACGGTCGAGATACCGACCGAGATTACACAGCAGATACTTGAGCGCGCGCAGGCTGGTCTGCCGCTAATGAACGACGAAGCGTTGGCTGATTATGGGAACGCTGCTTATCAGGCCGTATTGACTTCCCCGTTGGGCGGCGTTGGTCGCATTAGTGAGCGCGGCGGCGCACGCAGCGAGATTGTTGAACGTAAGCAAAAAGAATCAGACGCTGCCCTTGCCGCACAAGAAGCTGAAGCTACCCAGCCAACGAATCTGCTTAAGCTGTTTGACGATTACACCGCTGCTAAAGAAGAAGCCAAGCGGTTGACGGACCTGATACCTGCGGCGCCCAGCAAAAAGAAAAAGCCTGAAGAGTACGCCAAGTGGGAAGAGGAAACGGCTGGCGCACGCGAAGAAGCGTCAGACCACATGGAGAATGTTCTCCGGCCATTGCGTGAAGAATACAAAAACCGCGAAGACTTAATTAAACCGCTGGTTACCCAGCGTCAGGCAACGCAGCCTGCGGCTGCACCTGC